GTAATAGAATTGTGCAGTTACTTTTGTTAATTGTCCTGCTCCAAATTGTAGTGGCACTGCATCAATAGCATACGGCCATGCATGATCTAAAATAAATGTTCCAGATGTTCTCTGACCAAAATTAAGTGCAGGTCCTAATTCAGTTTTAGACACGTAAATTGTTTTACAATATTCTGACGGGTAATTTAAGGTAGTAGTTCTATTTTTTACTCTATTTGCTTGTGAATAAGAGTCTTCTAAACTATTTCCTCCTGATAGTTCGAGTGAACCATAGGCAGCACCATCTGCATTTCTTTCTTGAAAAATACTTCCATACCAATCATATAAAAATTTTAATGGTGTCATGTTAGCATCACATTGAAATCCTAACTGAAATTCAGTAAACACTCTGGTATGTGGGTAATTTACCTCACCCTCACCAGTATATCTACCTTTCAATGTTCCAGTTGCTGCTTGTGTGTTTGGTAACTGTGCTTCGTCGCATAAAAATTCAAATATATTACGATTCATAGAGGGATTTCTAAAGTCCTCCATTGAATCTCCAATTTTCACCACGAAGTTATTGCTCATCGACATTCCGCCGTTGGCATTCATTACTCCTAAAAATCTATCTATTGACACGCTAAATACCTATGTTGGTACAATTATATTTATGGCGTATTCTGGGATTTATAAACCTATCAATCCCAAAAAGTATCGTGGCAACCCAACTAGAGTTATCTACAGGTCACTTTGGGAACGGAAATTCATGGTGTTCTGTGATAATAACCCCTCAATATTAGAGTGGGGGTCAGAAGAGGTTATCATACCATACAGAGCACCTGATGGTAAAGTGAGACGCTATTTTCCTGATTTCTATATAAAAGTCCGTGAAAAGACTGGGAAAATAACTAAGTATATAATAGAGGTTAAACCTAAAAAACAAACACAACCACCGAATGAGAAAAATAAAAAAACTGCTGCCTACCGTAATGCTGCATTAACTTACGCTAAGAACCAAACTAAATGGTCTGCTGCTAAGGAGTATTGTGAAGACAGGCAGATGAACTTCTTAATACTAACCGAGGATCATTTAGGAGTATGAAAAAATGGCAACAGGATTCGCTGCTATCCAGCGTAACACGATTACCTCCACGTCTGGATATAAAACACTGTTTGAAAAAATAACAGAAAAAACAAAGGGGGAGAAGAAAACATTTTCATGGTATCGTGCTGCTGTAAAATCAGAAGCAAGTACATATAATAGAAATTTTAAAAAGTATATACTAAATGAAAAAAGTGATGATGTAGGTGCTGTAGAAGATCAAGACGAGAATGAACTTCGTAGATTTCCTGTGCAAGGTCATCTTTATATGTTTGAATACAAAGCAAAGATGAAACACTTAAAATATTATGACAAGTTTCCTCTAGTATATGTCATACAAGCAACTAAAAAAGGAGAATTTTGGGGTGCAAACCTACATTACATGACGCCAAAGAGAAGAATTATGGCAACAAGAAAGTTAATGGAGGGTAGGATTGACATTCCTAAGGTTTGCTTCCATAAATACTTGCAGTCTCAAGTAGATGGTCTAATGATTGATCTCGCTATCACTGAATGGGATACCGCAGTTCTTTTACCAACTGAGGAATTTGTTAAAAATGCAGGGAAACTTTCATTTCCTGTTGATAAGGAAGAAGTTTGGAGTGATACCAAAGACACTTTCTATGACAAAATTAGAGGACAAAGATTAGTAAAAGGATATGGAACGAAACAATCTAGGGAGATGGCATTATGAGTGATTCAGAATTTTATCTAGAAAACGGTACTAATATATTTAATGGCACTATTGATGGTGAGAAAGTTCCAAGACTACAAATTGAATGGAGAAATGGTAGTCAAGTAGCTACTGGACGTGAAGGTAATTACATTAATGAAATAGGATTTTCATTTTCTAATAGTACATACTATAAATGGAATGGAAAAAGTTGGGAGACAGTAAGTGATCTCCAAAATTTAACCGAAGCAACAAGATTATTCAGAAATAGAGTAGAATATGCTAATGAAGCAGAAAAACTAAGACTAAAAGCATATGAAACAGCAATAGAACCAGTAGGATATACTTCTCTTAGGTATCCATCAAATGTTAGCACTGGTGAACACTCTGATTTTGTTTTGTTTGATTTTTTTGATTACCAACCTCCGTTTAAAAATAATACTAATTTTGAAACTAAAGTAGATAATAGTTTTTTGTTTGGTGGAACTAAAAAGAAGAGATCATTTGTGAATGAAAAATTACCAGAATATAATAGATCAGGGCAAGCAGGAAGTCTTTATAAACGTGATGATACAGGACGATTTCCTCAGATCATGTTGTATATGCCAGATGATATAAGTGATACATTAAAAGCAGACTGGGAGGGAAAAGCATTTGGATCAACTACTGCTGGTATCTTAAGTTCTGCTGGAACTGATGGAATTGTTGAAAAATTAAAGCAAGCAGGAAATGAAACTGGAAAAGGACTTAGTAAAGCACCAGTTGAATTAGCGGCTAGTTTAATTACAAATTTAGCAAAAGGAATTACTGGTGATTCAATAAACACTGGTGATGTTTTTGCTAGTATTGATGGAGTGATTAGAAATCCAAATGTAGAAGTATTATTTCAAAAAATGAATCTTAGAACATTTGATTTAACTTTTAAATTAGTGCCATATAATTTTGATGAAGGAAAAATTATTAAAAAAGTAATTAATGTATTTAAAAAATCTATGTTGCCAACATATTCTATAGGAGAAACTGAAGTTGGTGGTAAAAAAGGATCAGAAAACAGAGCAGTTGAAGCATCATTTATTAAAGTTCCTAAAGTGTGTAAAGTTACATACATGAGAGGTAGTAGTCAACATCCAGACTTACCAACATATAAAATGTGTGCTATAACTGATGTGGCAATTAACTATACACCTGATGGAAACTATGCAGTTTATAATGATGGAACTCCAGTTGCATATGAATTAAAGGTTAGTTTTATGGAAACAAAACTTTTATTCTCTGAAGAGATAGATACTGGAAGAGATCAGTCTACTGCACCAGAAGGACAAGAGTATGGTGCTATGAGAAGTGATGTTAGATTGAAAGAGAACATCACTAAGGTAGGAAACTCACCATCTGGTATCAATATTTACGAGTGGAATTACATAGGTAATACACAAAGATATCGTGGTGTCATGGCACAGGAGATACTTGAAAGACATCCAGAAGCTGTTGCATTACAACCAGATGGATACTTAAGTGTTTATTATGGAAAGATAGATGTAAACATGGAGAGGGTAAATTAAATGTATTTTTCTGTTGTACCTAACATCGTCTATGACGAAAAACCAATCAAGTATCCTTTCTCGGATGCTGATCGTGTAATTGCTAAAAATTTCTTTCGTAGATACAAATTAAACGATGATGTATTTTCTTATGCAGTATTCTTTAACAAGTATGCTATACGAGATGGAGAGCGTCCAGATATGTTATCACAAAGATTATATGGAGATCCTTTCTTTGATTGGGTAATTCTTTTAACAAATAACTTAGTTAATGCACAATATGATTGGCCACTATCTAACTATGATTTAAGCAAAGTATTAGAAAAAGAATACGATGATCCATACAACACAATACATCACTATGAAACAATAGAAATTGCACAGTATCCTGCTGGTCTACGTGTAGACAAAGCATTTTTTGATAGACAACATAAGATAAATGTTGATGGAACTGTATCCATAGTAAATGGAAGTGCTATATGTGGTCCTGTTTCAGTCGCAGAGCATTTTGCTAAAGAAAACGAAAAGAAACGAGAGATATACATTTTAAAACAAGAATACTTTACATCATTTGTTAATGATTTTAAAAGAAATAATATGTATCAAAAATCTAATAATTATATTAGTAAAAAGTTAAAACAAACTGGTTGACTTTTTTGACAAAAAAATACCCAGAAAATTTTTCTGGGTATTATAGAATTCAGTTTGCAAATTTGGATTTACTCTTCTGCAAGACGTGCAAAGTATGAGAGTGCATCGTCATCTTCAACGATTGCTTCTTCTTTCACAGGTGTTGGTGCTGCAGCAACTGGTGTTGGTGGTGCAACAACTTCATACTCTTCATCATCTACTGTAGGTGCTACTGGTCTTTGACCTATTGCAAGAACTAGATTGAGACGACGCTCAAGATCTTCATAAGACTTGAACTGATCCTTAGAAGTGAATGCTTCTAACGAGTGTTGTGATTTCCATGTTGTCTCCAATTCAGAATCATCTGAACTAAGAGCACTAACACTATCAAACTCACTACTGTCATAGTTCCAGTATCCTGCTACCTTTTTAATCTTCAACTTGAAGTTAGCACCTTCCCAGAAATCAAATACATTTACTGGTTCCTCATCTTGGAACTCAGGTTGCATTGCTGCAAGTATCTTGTCATGGATTTTCTTACCATACTTATACAAGAATACTTTTCCCTCGTTCTCAGGGTGCTTAGGATCCTTTACGACTAAGATGTTGCTGTAGTAAGAGAGTTTTCTCTTTTGCTTACGAGCAGTCTCTTTGTCTGTGTCTTCACCACTGTTCCATAGTCTGCGGTTGACTTCACCTACTGGATCTTTCTCACCTAATGTAGTGAGAGAGTTCTCGATGTACCAACCACCAGGTCCTTGAAATGCGTGTGAATATACCTTTGCCCATGGGATTGTCTCACCATCAGGGGCGGGTAGGAATCTGATTACTGCGTAACCATTTCCAGAAGCGTCAACCTCAGGTTTCCAGAACCTTTCATCAACTTGTTTACCAGTGGAGGACTTCTCTAGTTCTTTCTGTAAGAAGGAGAAGTTGTTCTGGGATTTACGCTTTAGATCTGCGAATGACATAGATTACCTCGGATTATTTTAGATTTGGTTTATGTGATGCCCTATCACTTGAACATTATAACAGGCACAGGTAAGGGCGTCAACCCTGTGCCTCTGTTTGTCTTTTCATTTGCTGAACTTTTTCTAGAAGTTCAGTAAACATTTTCTCAATACTTGTATCAGGTGTTGCACCTAACATTATAATGCCTTGTTTCATTGTGTCAACCACAGACTTTGCTTCTGGATCATCACTCAACTTGGCACGAGCATAGAATATCTTTTGTTTTTCTATGAGGGTTTCAAGTGCTTCAAAGTATTCCATCTTCCGATCCTTGTCTAATAATATAAAATTCATAGCGGATCTGAAACAGAACTGTTGAAGTTCCATCATTTCTTGAATGTCTCCACGGACGATATCTGACTTAAAGAAACTCATACTAGCATTAGTTTGGCACGACTGGTTTTTTTCATGAAGTTTAATTGCTGTGCCTCGTGACGGAGTTTTTCCTTCAGAGGTTTGCTTATTAATTTATTTACACTATCTAATTCAATCTCATTCAATTCACAGTAGTGGATAACCGAATCAATATAGTTCATCTCAGGATTGTCGAAGGCAATCTTCTCCACTTCTTGCGAGAATCTCGCAGCGGTCATAAATTTATCCTCTAATAATTGTTTTTTGTCCATATCGTTCTTGGTATTCGTCAATGTATGACATCAACTTGATGAAAAATTCTTTCTTAGGTGGTCGTGATACCACTTGAGTCTCTCCATTTTCACAAGCAACGATTGTTACTAGTTTTTTTACAGTTATATCATATTGTTCTTGAAGCATACATGCATAGGCAGTTTCCTG